AGTGTAATATATGGAGTACGCCCATCAACTCCGGGAGCACCAGGAATACCTTTAGCACCGTCAGATCCTCTCCATCTAGACCAAGTATAGGTATTGGGATTATCACTACCGGAGAAATTAAAATCTTGATAGACACCTATATATTCCGCATTAGCCCCCTCATCAGGATCTTTAGTAAAGCTATCAAATTTTGGAGTATACCGCCCGTTATGAATTTGTCCTCTTGTACACCAAGCAAGGTGCGTATATTGGGTTCTGCCGTCATCCAAATCGACAATAGTAATCTGACTAGTTGAAATTAAACTCATTATACCACCTCCTTACTTAGTTAAAACAGCAACTGAAAATGTTGCTTTATCTTCGACGTCAATACGAGTAACGCTGACACTCTTAACTTTAGACTCAGGACGCTGACCCCATGGTTCATCAACTTCCCCATTAGCATTGGTCTTTGTCCAAATATAGTTAAAGGCCTCACCTCGGGTGTCAATCTCAACATCGTCCCTAAACAGCTTAGCTGTCAGCACAGTGTTGATGATACCGTTCTTAAATACATCACCGTTACTCGACTCAATCACTGTAAGAACAGGAGATACCCCATCATTTACAGTAGCGATTGTCACATCTTGGAACTCGACCATCTGGCCTTGAACCCAAGCCTGAATAGTAATAAGCGCATTACCGCTAGTACCAATATTAGACCTTGAAGCCCTGAACCTAGTTCCGCTACCAGCAAGGTTGTTGTCAATGAAATAACTGAAATCGACATCTGTAACTTCAGATTTACCCTTATACAAAGTAGGAATAAGTTCACAGCTATCTGTCAGCTCACGGAACATTGTAGGTCCTGTAGTTTTTACAGTCATTTTGAAAGGTTGAGCGTCGTTGATCATACGAGACATTGTGTTCATCAACGTTGAGTTGTTGGTTGGTCGAATAGCAACGACGTTAGACAAGGTAAGTTTAGTCTTACTATGATCTGTAGAACAGCGAACCATTTCAATGACACGAGCTCGAATAAGTAATCCGCCAACGAAGTTCTCATCTGTCATGAAGATTACGTCACCGATCTTGATGTCATAACGTTGTAGAACCATCGCAGAGTTAAGACTAATCTCCCATGTGGTTATAGGATACATGTAGTTACGTAGCATCTTAACCCCGTAAGCCCATGCTTCATCTGAGTTAGTAAACTCAGTTTTCACATCACGCACGATCCACGGGTCGCAGTTATCACGTTTGTTTACAGACGGATATAGCTTAGCTGAGATAGGGGCATAGATTGTATGAGACCCCCGGTTACAGTACATCTCAACGTGTGTACCATCCGCCGCTTTGATCTCACGAGAGTTAGGGAAGGTGATGTAAGCGCCGTCTTTGTTCCGCATCCGGATAGCAGAGAATAGATTCGTCTTATCCTCTTTCTTAATAACAGAAGCGACGTCTCGACCCATCTGTAACCGAATGTCGGTACGAACTCGTCCTAAACCAGGCTCATTATCTTTTGCGACATTGCGAGATTTATAAACATTAAGTATATACTTATCAATCTGGCCACCATCGGTAAGTTTGGTTATAATCTCCATCTCACCATCAAACGCTTCAACAAGTTTAAGGATCCGAGCCAGACATGTGTCGTCATCAGACTCAAACTTAAGTGTCTGTTTGGTATTACGAATTTCGCAAATACCCAATTCAATACGAGTAAATTTAAAGAGTTGCATAGCTTCGATGTATTCTAGGAACGATTTAGCATCCTTACTTTCATAAGCAACAACCTTCTCATTAAGTAACTCCAAGTTAGTTGTAACGCATTCCAAAGTGATAGTATAGTCTGTTTCCCTACGAGTCATTACGTTGAACACATAGTCAATATCGTCTTCATGAAATGAGATATAAGACTCTGTAGTGAGGTTGGCTATACGTTCGTTTAGAACACCATTTGAATATTTATCGACAGTAAAAGTAAAGGTAGCCGAACCCTTACCGCAGTATTGATGGAACTCTTCATCGTAATATTTCAGAGAACCTGGAACATCATTGTTAATATGGTCAACAATATTCATTGCGTTATCATGAACTGCTAACTGCCATGCAGGTTTTACATTCATTTTGAAGTTTCGGCCTCCTTTCTTATAGCCATGCTTCTTCCCACTCTACAATAACCTCAGGGGCTGTTGTAACGAATCCGGAAGAATGAATTTCAAGTTGTGACTCCCCGGGAGGAATTGCAAAGTAGCGAGATCCGTTAGCTAAGTCGCTTTCAGCGCCTACCCCTTGAGAAGAGGCTTCAGGGTCAGCTATATATGAGATCTTACCTTCATACATATCAACCACAAGTTCACTACCAGCGTTATACTTGTTAGGAACAAGGTCGTAACGTTGGACGTTAGTCTTTTGGAATTTAAGTGATTGTACACATAAGGTATCCAAATGACCAGTGCCTGGTCTCTCGCTCCGTGCTCTACCATAAAGAACCCAGATCTTAGTACATTCTAAGTTCTCTTTGGTAGCATCAACGATAGTCTTAGGAATACCGTTATATCCATATGTGAACTTTGGACCATCCTTAATAACATAGGCGTTACCTGTTCTACTGTTGAAAGCAGGGTTAGGTCGTTGTTGACCTGGCTCATTGTTATTAGATCCGAATTCATTCTCTTCACGAGGTAGTTTGTGAATATCGGTTGTAGTGAAGACTTGCACAACCTTATCACTATCTGTCGTGTATTTATCCAAACTATAAGCACAAATAAGTCGATCGTTATCGTCCATAAACATAATTGCTAACAGACCAGTTTGGCCAATTTTAGATGCCCAAAGTTTTAGGTTAAAATCACAACGGAAGTTCTTAGCACCTTTCACATTGTTCTTATCGGCGGGCAGAGCATACTCATACACAGCACACCCCCAGTCTTGACCGACACCTTTAGACCCAGAACGAGTCCAGTGTAATCCAGGACAAGGATAGCCAACGCTACCCGCATCTTTTGGTGCCCAGTCAAGTGTTAGGTCGCTGATCTCAGCGTGACTAGCTACGGTTAAAGGAGATTGTGAGCTAAGTTTGCCTCCGATATTCACCCCTTTACGCCATCCAGCAGAGTCGTTTGGTGTTAAGTTAAGTAGTAGTTGTGATTGGTCATATGATCCGGAAGCAGTTACAGCACCGTCTCTTCCTGAGGAGCTTGTACCAATTTCCATCACACCGTTTTTATTAACAATACCAATCCAACCGTTAGTTCCAGCGTTCTTAATTCTAATGCGAGGATATGCTGGTGCACTTCCTGCATTATTTAAAGTCATTTTGACAATATTTCCCTCTTTAGTAAGAGAACCAATATCTGGAGAGTTAGTCTTCGATGTCAGTACCTTTGTGAGTTCGGAATGTAATAAACCATCCGGAACTTCAAATGAAATAGACACAGTAGCCTGACTCTTTTGTAAATCCTCAGTAAACTTAGGTTGACCTGATGTCACAGCAAGGTAGTACTTACCATCCTGATCATCAAACTGTAATTTCTTTGGCCCATCGGGACAATCAAGAGCCCTAGCCAGTTTCGTACGAAGCGATAATAGCTCAGCAGGGCTCCCTGTCTTTTGTCCTTCAATGGTGATGTCATAGGAGTTCCGTCTACCAGATACCCATGTCTTACCAAAACGGCCAGTGCCGGCAGAATATGTGTGTTCCTGACCAGCACCAGCATTACGTTCAACTTTAGTTACAGCATCGAGAAGTTTACCGATATCAACAGCATCAGTTCCTTCACCAAAGATTATAGAGAAGTATGATTCATCTCTCATAATCGTGGTAACACTCCATCTAACATATTTAATCGATCACTGTAAGTCCGTTGCGCATCTGCCATTCCTGGCGCCAATGCACGGTTTACAAGATCTTTATCCAAGTAAATTGGGTTAACTTGTCCTTGAGCAAGGAGATCATTCCCAATAGCAGAGTTCTCAGTAAGCGTCGCCAATTTTTGGTCTACATTATTCAATCCCCGTACCACTTCGTCAATAGAATAACGATTAGAAGCAATACTACGGCTTGTAGGATTAAGCGACGAATAATTAATATTTGAACCAGTGAGTCCAAGATAACCAGCCCCATTCCATGTGTAGCCATCAACATTAGACATATCCAATACAGGAGTGATTACAGGAGAAAGCTCCATGTTATCGTCAAGGTATTCCGATGTTTCGCCAAGGGCGTCTTGAATTGTTTGTTGCATACTAGACATACTCTTTGAAACAGCATCAAACGAAGCTGTAGACCCAAGTCCTGACGCGAACTCTTTTGCAATAGCAATACCTGAGCGCTTAACCTTACGCCAACCTTCTCCTGAGAAAGGACCCATCTTAGCCGGAGAGTTCGGTAAGTGCGCTTTAGCCAATCCAACAAGCTGAGCGGCAGCACCCAATACAGCAGTAGTAGCTCGTGCACCAGCAAGACCGGCAGCAAAAGATTCCGCAATAGCCGCACCTGAACCAGATGCATCAAACTGCATATTCGATCCAGCAACTGAGGCAATACCTTGAGCTTTTTCAGCGGCCAATCTGTTTCGAGATTCAATACCACCACCAAACGTATCCCCCGCGCTTTGACCAGCAGGTGTACCATTAACAGTTTCCAATCCTTTATTAGCGCTACTAGCAACATTCTTAGCAGATTGCTCTGCCTTACCTCTAGATGCGTCAATAATTTGGGCCAGTTTCTGCATTTCTGCGTCGGTAAGCTGTTTACCATGCTCCCAGTCTGAGATCAAACGGTTAGCTTCTTCTTGACTAACTTGGATCTTACCGTTAGTCTCTCGATACATATTATCAACTGAAGTTAGAGCAGACGCTTTGATCTTACCGATGTTGTCTTCTACTCTAGGAGGAGCTGCTTCAACAGGTTTCATGAAGTTGTCCATGTGCATTTGAGCAACGGAAGAGAAATCACCCTTAGCCAACTCTGCAAGCATCGCAGGCGGGATATTACCAGTTTTAAGCGCCGCCAGTGCCAGAGTAACATCTAGACGTCCACCTAAATATGTATCCAAGTTAGTAAAGGCTTGGGTTACAAGACTGACATCGAAATTACCATTTCCAGAAAGACCCGTTTCTACAGCAGCTTTAACCTCTTGCGCTCTCTGACCTGCGGCTTCAGCAGACCCATTGAATCCATTCAAATACTGTTGCATTTGCTCCATTGATAGGCCTGAGAAATCACCCTCCGCCATTTTCTGGATCATCTCTTGAGGGATTTCGCCAGATTTAATAGCGGCCATTGCCTTGGTTACGTCGAGCTTACCGCCTAGGTGTCCGTTGAGCATGTTAAATGCATTATTCAACAAGCCTAAGTCGAAGCTACCGTCGCCACCAAGTCCTTGTTCAAGGGTTTTCTTGATATCATCAGCATTGGTCTTAACTTCAGGCTTAGCTGTAAGTACACCGTTAGCGTAGTCATACCCCGCTTTTTCAGCGATCTGTTTGACTTGTGCTTCAGACATACCCATCTCAACCATCTTAGCAAATAGCTTACCTGCTGCATTAGCATCAATCGTCTTATTCTTAAGACCGTTAATGAACTCGTCTGCTCCTTGGATACCAAGTTGAGAACAGATAATCTTGAAGTATTCAAGCCCATCTTTTGCATTTCCAGCAAAGCGCATAGCCGCGGCCATCTCAGCAGGACCGAGTTTATCCATTGTTTCAATGGCTTTGGTAATACCTTCGGTAGTAACAATCTCAGCATACTTCTTAGCGCTATCCACGGCCTTACGTTGCATATTTAGCCAACCCTCGACCATGTCTTCCATACCCTTCTTGGCGTTTTCAAACATGCCACCAATCAAAGGGATGTTACTTAGAAGATCCAAGATCATACCGATAAGAGATGAAACCGCCTCAATAATAACCTCAGACATTGCTTCGAACATCTCAAGGATAGCCACTGCAATAACATTACGGTTATTGCGGAACCATTGGGCAATCTGTTGAATACCCCGTAGTAAGGCATCCGTGATATTAATAACAAATTGCGGAATTCGATTAATCAGTCCTTCAACAGCATTCGCTACGATCTCAATAAGAGCATTAGCAATATCACCAGCCGCTTGACCTAGACCAATGATAATGCCTTTAATTAGTTGAACACCGATTTCAATAAACTTACCGATATTACCGCTAATACCGCGGACCATACCAACAACCATACCTTCCGCCATACCAGCGACAACTTCAGCGATATCGCCAGATGACTTAGACGCCTCAGCAAAGAACTTACGGAAGTTTTCGCCACCCTCTTTACCGAGTCGTGATACAGTATCAATAAGTCTAGTAATAGCATCTATAACAGAAGCAATTCCTTGCAAGAAGTAGCCGATACCAGCAGACGCAATACCGATAGCACCCCCTATCATAAGAAGAGATGTACCAAGTGCTGTGAGACCGGCAATAGCTTCAAAGCCTCCAACTTTACCAAGTAATCCTCCGATAGTGGCGATTGCACCAACAACTCCGACTAGAACAAGTGCTTGAGTTAGAATATGATCCACAGGTATAGTAGTCAACTCTTTCAGAGCATATACCGAAACCATCAATGCCCCGACGGTTGCGGCAAGACCTATAATACCTTCTTTTTTGATGTTCTGAGCGGCTTGCCCGATCTTAACAAATGCATAAACCACACCAACAAGGGCAAGACAGGCGCCAACAGTTTTAAGGAAGCTACCCTCCATCTTACTTAGAAGAAGAAGACCGGCAGAAGCAACCAGGACAGAACCTGAAAGTACAGCTAGGTTCTTAATACCTTCGTTTATTCCTTTATCTGCAATGTTGTTCTTTTGAAGAACCATAGCTAGAGCGCCAAAGGCTGCTGTAACCACCGCCATAGCGCCAAGAGCTTGTACAATAGCATCTGGGGTCTTCATCGAGCCAATATTCTGCGCTAAGCTACGCATCATATACAACATTCCAGCAATACCACCAAACATAACAAGAGCATTCTTAGTAAATGATTGCTTAGTATTATCCAATTTACTAAATGCTAATGCGATACCGCCGATAACGGCAAGCATGATAGTAACAGCAGTACCGCCTTTAATAAGGACGTCAGTATCAAGAGATCCTAACTCACTTACTGCTTTGGAGATACCGGCAACGGCTTTGGCCATGGTAATAAATGTAAGAACTGATGATGTCTTAACGTCCTTAAGGTTCTTCGCCATATAAAGAACCCCCATTATACCTACCATGATAACGCCTATAGAAGCAAGACCTTTCTTAAGAGAATCCGCATCCAAAGTACCGATATCTTTAACTACCTTGGCGACTTTCTTAATTGAATAAGCCAAACCAATAAAAGTTAGAATACCAATAGAGATTTTAGCAGAACCCCCGTCAAACCCTTTAGCGTTTCGTTGCATATGGGCCATTATAGCCATCAAACCACCCATTGCTACAAGGATAGCCCCTGCAGAAAGAAGACCTTTCTTAAGAGACTCGGCATCCAACTTACCTAGAAGCATAACGGAACCTGAGATCATAAGAATA